CACTTAAATATCCATAAAATTTAACAGTTGAAGTTGTATATATAGCAGATGTATTTAAATATAATGTAGTTGCAGTGGTTAAAACAATTGTTATATTACCATTTAAAAATGGGATACCTATACCGTTAAGAACACTTGATGTTGATGTGTTATAATTTCCATTAAAAGATGTATTTGCTAGTACGTTAGCACTTGGTGATGTAAATGTAGTTGATGTTGTTGATATACCAAACATAACATTGGTTACCAAAGCAGGTGTAGCAGAAAAGCCTATAACTGTCCCTTGAAATGATATATCCCAAACACCTACACCTAAAGTAGTAAATAATAAATTAGCAGCAGTTGTAGAGTTTAATATATTTGTTGTAATACTTGTACTTGATGCAGTACTATAAAACGTATATCCTAATTGACCAGTGATTGGCGTTGTTAATGTAGTAGGTAATGTAGTATTATTAGTTAAAGTAGCAGTTCCATTAAGAGTTCCTGAAAATGTAGCAGCACTTAATACACCAGTAGATGGATTGTAAGTAAGTGGTCCTGTAGTATCATCTAAAAATAATGCAGTTCCTATTCCAGCAGTAGTTTTACTAAAAGGTATATAATAAGTTCCATTTGTATTATCTGTTGATGTGTTAATATTAGTAGCAGATGCAGATATTACATTAGTTGCCGGATTATAATTTAAAGGTGTTGTACTATCATCTAAATATAACGTTGTACTAGCACCAGCATTGGTTTTACTAAAAGGTATATAATAATTACCACTTGAATTATCAGAAACTGTTAATATTGAATTTGATGTCCCAGACCAAGTAGTATTTGATAAAGTATTAGTAGTAGTTCCATTTGTCATACTAAGAACTCCTGTCATAGTTCCACCAGCAGCATTAATAACTAATGGTGTTATTTGAACACCTGAAGCATTTAATACTGAAAATGAATGAATACCTGATGTAATAGCATTTTCATAAAATGTAAAAACACCTGAAGAATAAATTCTACCATTATATGTATTGAGTATTTGGTCATATAAATTATAGAATGTAGTATTAATAGTTCTATTTGCAGCGACATTACTATCTAAAATTACAGGTAAATGAGAATGAATACCATTATAATCAAATGTAGTTATATTATATAATACACCTCCAGGTGTATAACCATATATATTAACTGTAGCACTATTTGTATTATTGATAATATTGATATTATTACTTATAGAATATATACTACCTGATAATGTATTAGTATCTTGACTATATATATTATAATTAGAATTATTGATGGTTCTACTAGCTTGGGTAGAACCATTCATAGTTAGTTGTGATAATGAATAAGTTCCTGTATAATCACTATATAATTGACGAATAGTATTTGTTCCATTTGAAACATAAAATGAATGTTTTCCATTAGTGTTAGTATTTGAATATATAAAATCATTATTATTAGCATTTATAACACCAGATAATAAATTTGTATCTTGACTTATTAAATTATAATTTGTATTATTAATAGTTCTATTAGCTTGAGATGTACCTATCATTGATATAGAATTTAAAAATGTAGAATTACCAGATACATTTATTGCTTGTAAGTTTTCAGTACCTTGAGCATATGGATATGTTAAAAAGTATTGAATAGCAGTATTATAGGTTAAAGGTATATTACCAAGATTAAAATTAAGAGTATCAAAAATAGGTGGATTTTCAGTAGGTGGTAAATATTGAGCCATTTATATATTAGTATATATTTTTTTGTTTAAATTGAGTTTATAATACATATCATTATTTTATTTTTCATTTTTATTTTTTTTTCAAGTTAAAAGTTATAGGATTAGATAATTTGACATAGCTTATGAAAAAATCTATTTCTATTTCAAAACTTTTCTATATAATTTACTTTTCAATTTTAGAAGAAAATTATAAAAAGTAAATAGTATTTTTTCATAAGCTATGTCTAAATCTTCATTCCTATGAAAATAGTATAAAAATAAGTTAAAAAATACAATATAAATATATAATGATATAATTACTAATATAAAAATGAACTATATTGATGTTGTTAAAAAGGATAAGGTAGAATTGAGGAAACAACCACCTAAAGGGGTCAGAAGTGATATAATAAATTTTTATGATATAATACCTGAAAAATTTTTAGATAAAGCAGTTAATAATAATTATAAACTACATAATATTGATTTACCATTTAGAATGTGTGTAGTAGCACCAAGTGGTAGTGGTAAAACTAATTTCTTATTGAATATTATAAAGGTTTTTAGTCATGGTAAAGGGACATTTTCTGATATAACAATCATTACAAGTAATAAGGATGAACCATTATACAATTGGTTATCAACAGTTAGTGATAATATAAAGATTGTTGAAAATATAACTAATACACCTAAACTTGATGATATGGCTAAAGATGAAAACCATCTAGTTGTATGGGATGACTTAGTATTATCAAAAGATATGGATAATGTTAAAAAATACTATATGAGAGCACGAAAAAAGAATTGTTCAGTTATATTTTTATCACAATCTTATTATGATATTAAACTTTTCATAAGAAAAAATTGTAATTATATGGTTATACTTGATTTAGGTGGTTCTAAAAGAGAACAAACTGCTATATTAAATGAATGGGGTGTTGATTTAGACAGAGATGAGTTAGGAGCAATATATAATGATGCGGTAAGTGTTGAACTAAGACCATTAATTATGAAAGGTGGAAAATGTAAAAGAAATGAAAAGTATAGAAAAGGATGGTTAGATTACTATAATTTAGATGAATTCTTAAAGAATATACCAAGAACTAAACCTAAACAGAAAAGACCTAAAGTATATACTGATGATGACGAAGAATAATTTATATTTAAATATATGTTAATATTAATATCTATATAATATGGATATTGAAATAATAAATTTATTAAAAGAAAAACGACCATCATTATCAGATAGTTCTTTTATGACTTATAAAAGCATATTAAAAAATATGTATAAATTATTAAATCCTGAAGGAGATGTTTTCAATCCTAAAGTTTTTGATAATACAAAAGAAATCATTAATTTATTAAAAGACTTACCTTCAAATGCGAGAAAAACTAGACTAAGCGCTTTAGTAGTTGTTAGTGATAAGAAAGAATATAGAGAATTGATGTTAGATGATATAAAGAATTATAATAAGGAAATATCAAAACAAGAAAAAACTGATAATCAAAAAGATAATTGGGTATATGAAGATGAAATAAATAAACTAATAAATACTTTAAAAAAAAATGCTAATACAATATATAAAAAAATATCATTAACATCTGATGATTTACAAGACATTCAAAACTATATTATCATATGTCTTTTTGGTGGAGTTTATATACCACCAAGACGTTCAAAAGACTATGTTAATTTTGAAATTAAAAATATTGATAAAGAGAAAAATAATTATTTAGATAAAGATGAATTCATATTTAATTCATATAAAACCGCTAAAACATATGGACAACAAAAAGTTAAAATCCCTTCTGAGTTAAAATCCATAATAAACAAATGGATAAAAATAAATCCTAGTAATACTCTATTATTTGATGTAAATCTCAATCCATTAACAAATGTCAAATTGAACCAAAGATTAAATAAAATATTAGGTAAGAAAGCAAGTGTTAATGTCTTAAGACATGAATATTTAACAAGAAAATATGGTGATATGATTGATAAGAAAAAAGAACTTGATAAAGACTTTAAAGATATGGGTAGTTCATCTTTACAATATGAAACTTATGTTAAAAAATGAAATATAAAGAATATTTACATATTATATTAATATATAAATGTTTAGAACACTTGGAACTTTTACAACTTTAGATGATATTATGATTATAAATGATGGGTTCATAGATAACCATTATAGAAAAATAGAATTTAATAGGAATGGGGGTTTAGGGTATAAACCTAATAAGAATAATGTGTTTGGTGGAACTATAATCAACAATAAGCATGTAGGACTAAATACTGATGAATTAGACAAATTAAATGAAGATGAATTACGAAAAACATTAGATAGTAATTATAATTTATTTAACATCATACAACCAGATGAAATTCTTAATGATGAACAAAAATGGGATTTAAAACAGATAGAAGATGAAACTGAATATATAGAAAACTTATTAGAAGAGAAAGAAAGACATGAAAATGAAGAAGAAGAAGAAGAAGAAGATGAAGAATTAGAAGAAATAAAAAATGAATATAAATATTATATGGAAAATATAGAAACTATATCTGTTGAAGAATTATTGAACTTAGATATAATAATATCAAGATTAAATTCTGAAGGAATTCTTGATGATGAAGAAGTTGAAAATATAGAAAATCATATAAGAGAAATTAAAATAAAGAAATTAGGTATAAAACCTGTTAAAAGAACTATTTTTTCAAAAGATTATAATGATGAAATACATTATAAATATTATAAACATCCAGAAGATATAACAATCAAACAAGAAATTATTGAAGGAAGTATAAATCCTATTATTAATGAAGGATTAGATAATATAGAAAAGAATATAGATATATTCAAAGAAATATATGGTGAAAACTATATTGAAAATAATTTTGATATTTTTTTAGGTAATTCAACTGAAGAAGAATTTATAAGTCATATAAATTTCATTAAAAAAATATATGATTATAAAGGAATAATCTATAATACAAGTGATGAAAAATGCAAATATTATTCTGATAAATTAATTAATAGATATAAATATTTTTATAATTTAAATATAAAAAATAATGGTAAAGACAAAAATGATAAAACTAAACTAGATTATATGGTTTATGATTTTATATCTGAAAATTGTTGTTTAGAATTAAAAACATTATCAAAAACATATGATGAATATAAAGAAAAAGGATTTATAAATCTAGTATCAAATAAGATTACAGGTGAAAATGGTGAATTTAAACCAATATATAATCCATTAACAAAAAAAGTAAAAAATATTTTATGTGAAAGTTCAAATACTATTTTTGAATGTTTAAAAAATAATAAAGAAATGGAATTGATAATTATATTTTGTTTAAAGGATGGTAATTACATTTACAAACCGTTAGAAGATGAGAATTTTAAATATGAAAAAGATAGTAAAGGAAATTATAGAGGGTATTTAACATATAGTAAAATATATAACAAAGATTATAAAATCCCCATAAAAAAATTAAAAAAAATAGTATAACAAATATTCTATTATTATAACATATATGTTAAAACGTTTATTAGAATTGAGAGGTAATCCAGAAGCAATAGCGATATCAAAAAGAGCTATTACTAAACAAAGTGAATATGAAAAGAAAATTGATAGAGCTATATTTGGTGAAAATAAATATAATAAAGCTATACCTACAAAAGAAAGTAAGTTGAAGAAATCATTAAAATCAAGTGAAAAAAAGAATGTATTAAATACAAGAACTGATGCTTTTGAAGAAGATGGAAATTTTAAAGTTTCAACAGATATAAAAGTAAGAAAAGAACTAACTAAAAAAGAAAAGAATGCTGTTAAAAAATCAATTGATAGTGCTTTAGATAATGAATTTAAAGGTTCTGGTCTTAATGAACAATTTGATATTTACAATGATGATTTTTGTAAAGATATTTGGGGTAGAAAACCAGATGATGACGATTATTATGGAAAGAAAATTAAAGAAAAAGAAAAACTTATTAAAGAAAGTAAAAATAAATTTAAACCTAAACCTAAAAATAAATATGTAGAATTTAGTGAAAGTGAAAGTGAAAGTGACGAAGAACCTAAAAAGAAAGGAAGACCTAAAAAAGGAACATCTTTAATGAGAAATAATATTAGTATATATTCTGATAAAGAGCAAGAAGCTCAAAGAGATGATAGATTAATTAAACGATTTTTAAAGTCAATTGATGATAAGAAAATCGTTGATAAACAAAAGAAAACTATATTAGAGAATATTAAAAATGCAACATTGAAAAGACTTAAAGATGATAATCTTCCAAAAAAGAGAGGAAGACCTAAAAAAATTATCTAAATATAAAAATATACTAAATATTATATATGGATAATAATACTTTAATAAATAGAATAGTATGTTTAGAAGAAGAAGTTAAAAAATTAAAAGAAAAAATAAAACTATATGAAATATCAACTAAAATAGATTATGAAAAAATAAAAAGACTTAAAGGTATGATTAATAGTAATTCAGATGATATTGAATTTTTGGATTATAAATTTAACTAAAAAATAATTTAAATATATATTTGTATATATATTTAAATATGGAAACTAAATTTTATACTGATTTAAAAGAAGGTGTAAAATATGAATATAAATTATTAGACCATATAGAACATATAAAATATAAAAAAATGGAAGGATATTTTAAAGAATATGATATGAAAATATATCATAAAAATAAAAGATACAAGACTTATGAAGTTAAGTCTGATAAACAAATAAATATTTATGGAAATATATGTATTGAATATATGTGTAAAAATAAACCAAGTGGTATTACAACATCTACGGCATCATATTGGGCTATATTTGAACCAAATGGAGTGTATTATAGATTATATATTATACCTACAAAAATCATAAAGGATTATATACAAAATAAAAAATATTTTAAAGATACAAATGGTGGAGATTATAAAGCATCAAAATTATATTTATTCAAAAAAGAATTATTTGAAGATTATATTATATTTTCTAATATGAAAAAAATCTAAATAAATAAATATTATGTATATATATTATATTATGTATATATATGAAATAATAAACATATTTTTTAATATGATAGTACCTGAAATTAATAAAGTATTAGATATTATGGATATTCATGGTATTAAAAAAAATATTATTAATTTTAAAAACATAATTGAAGAATATAATTTTATCATTATTGAAAAACAATTTATACCATTATTAATAGAATTGTTTAATTATAAATATGACCATATTTTTTGTGATATATATATATGGAATATCTATATATTTAAATATCAATATATAGAATTTAAAAATATAATATATATGATTGAACAATATGAAAAAACAAATGAAAATATAAAATATTTCAATTATACATTACAAAAAATAGAAAATATTTTTGATTGTGATATATATAAAGATACGTTATATAAAAAAATAATCAAATAAACTCAATAAATATATATGATATTGTAAATTTGAACTGGTTATTAAGCGTTAAATTAACTAAACTATATAAATCTTTAAGAATACTATTAATTAAAAATTTTTAATTAATAGTATTCTATATAAAACTATATAAAACATTAATTTAGGGCTTAATAACGTATTAAACCCTTTCTTATGAATTTAAATTTGTATTAAATCCATATATTATAGCTTATTTTTACTATTTCTTAATTTGTTAATTTTTTTACTTAAGAAATTCTTATTTTTTCTTAAATTCATTTTTTCATTATTATAGTAATCTATCTTATCATTATGTGTTATGATAAATAATTTATGTATTTTTAACATAATTTCATTACACTCTATATTAGATATATTAGAATGTTCTCTTAAAAAAGTAATTTGAGTATATACATCATACCAATTACTTTTTAATTGCGATAGAACTTTTAAAAATCTCTTATTCTGTAATTTAGAATATAGTTTATAATTACAATCAACAATATTTCCATTAACCATAAAAATTATTTCTTCATTTGGTTCTTGAATACTATATGATGACATTATTACTACTATACTATATATACTCGGTTTATCTTTAACAAATTTTGTTTTAATCTACAAAAACATATGTATGTTTTCTGTAATTAAAATAAAATAGGTTAAGATAAATAAATGGTTTTTATATAAAAATAATCTATATATAATCCTATACAAAAATATAAAAATTTATAATTTCTTGACGTATTTACGTTTAAGTTTATTTAACAATGGTTTTACGTCTTTAGTTTCTTCAATATTAATATATTCAATTTTTGGTTCAATAATAATAATTTCTTCAATAATTTGTTTTGGTATAATATTTATTATTTCATTACATTTTTTATTCAATTTCTTCATCTTATAATATTCAATAGCTTTTAATCTTTTACTTTCTAAAAATAATGGGTCATTTAGTTTTCTTTTATCATAATAAGCTTTTCTTTGAAGTTTAACTTTTTCTTTATTATTTTCTCTATATTTAAGAGTTGCTTTCTTTTGAGCCGGTGTATAAGAACTATATTTAACAATTATTTCTTTATTATCTTCCATTAATATATAGTGATATAAATATAACCTTATATTATTTTTTAATATTAATATCTGTAGGTAATTTCATTAAGTTTATACCACCTTTTTCATCTTCTTTTATTATTCGTTCATAATCACTATGAGTTTGACTTATAACATCAATATCTTTACGTCTTGAACTATCTTCACTTTGAAAGAACATTTTTAATATATATTCATTTTTCTTCCAATCTATAGATGTGTTTAAATCATCAAACATTTCCATAAATTCATCAACATCTTCATAAAATCTACCAGTTCTTAACTTACAAGTATTTATATAATGAGCCATTGCTAGACAGAAAAAACCACATGCATTATTCATTAAACTTTGTATATCCTTAGTTGTATATGGTAAATAAATATTAAATTGTTCTTTAATTCTCTTTTTAAGTATTTCTGATGGTGGTTGTCCATATGGATCAAAATATATAGGTTCAAATTTACCTTTTGGTGTTTCATGTATTTGAAGAAATGTCCAATGAGTACCACTATTTTCATTTCCTTCTTCATCATTACCATCTTGTAAATTTATAATATAAGATTTATTAGTTTCTAATTTTGGTGGTAGTTCATCCTTAAAATAACATCCACCTAAAGGTATATTCATTTTTTTTGATAAATCATCAATTTGTATATCTGTAAGCATTTATATATATATATAAAAGTATATTTTTAAATATATTTTTATTATTTTATTATTTCGTTAAAATCAATATTTAGACATAGCTTATGGATTTTTACTTTTTATATTTATATTATTATTTATTATATTAGAAAATCAAAATTATAGATATAATATAAATATAAAAAGTAAAAATCTATAAGTTATGTCTAAATCTTCATTCTAACCATATAACTATTTAAACAATATTTCATGCATAAAGTCCACCACCAATCAATCCTTCATTTTTAAAATCTTCAGGATGTTGATATTGAGGTGGTAAGAAAAATCTAAATTGAAAATTAGCACCTTCAGCTTGAGATACTAATGCAGGTGGTAATTCTCTATCTTGTGATATTAAACTACCTGTCCCTCTAATTAAATTTTTATCATTAATTCTTGAATGTTTTCTAATATGATGAGAACTTAATCCAGTTCCTCTTGAAATAGGTTGTCCAATATCATCCCAATATGTTTTAATAGGATGAGTGTGATATTGAGAACGTATAATAGCATCTGTTAAATCTTGATTATGTCTATTAAATTCATAAGTTCCTAAATTCTGTTCTCTTAAACCCATTCCAGCAACTTGAGACCTAGCCATATTAGCACTATTATCAATTAAAGAATTAGCTATAGCATTATTACCAGTATATTGTGATGCCATACCACTAAGTTCATTAATACCTTGTTGAGCAACTTGTTTTAATACAGGTTTTAGAATTTGTTTATATACTTGTGAACGTCCAATATCTCTAAAAGTATTTTTAATTTTTCTTCCTAAATGTTTAATACCTTTTCCTTGTTCATGAATACCATATCCAGTAGCTTTACCAACAGAATTAGATGCTACATTACCTAACATAGCACCAGCAACTCCACCTAATGGACCTCCTAGCATATCACCAGCTATACCAGCAACAGTAGGTATGCCTGTATGTATTAAATTACTTACAAGAGGTCTAGTTATATTTTTTAATGTTCTACCAATTTGTTTAAAGGTTTTACCAATACCAGCTCCTTTATATAAACCCATTCCTTCCATTTCAACATCTTCATCATATACACCTTCTTCAGCATCATTTTTATATTCTTGATGTAATTCAGGTGTTAAACCTTGATTTTCAGATAACTCTTCAGGTGTTAATTGTAATTCAACACCTTTATTCTTTCTAAATGCTTTTGATGTGATATTATAATTATTAGGATTAACTACTACAAATACACCTTTACCATGTTTAACTCTTACTTTATGACCATTTTTTAATCTTGAATGTTGTCTTGGTGAGACATGAATACTGATTATTTTCATTATATTATTGTAATCACGTTTTTACTTTAAATAGATTTTAAAGTAAAAACCATTATCTAATTATTAATTTGTAATTAGAATACTTAAACACGAGCACCAGTATATAAATCAATATTTATCTCTACACCATACTCAACAAATACCCATAAATTAACAGTTTGTGTTGAATAATTAGTACCAATAATTTGAACTGATTTAGGGACAGATTGTTCTACAGGAAGCATACGTTCAACATTAACATAATGATAACAATATGAGTTTTGAAAATCATTATAATTAATTAATCCACTAGCTAGACCATCTGTTAATCCACCATTAACTGAATTTTGACCATATAATTGATTATTAAATTCTTCAAAAGAATATCTTTGAGTATTGTATATAGCATTTTGACCACTAATTTGAACATTAAAATTACCAATGGTAACCATAGGCGCAGTAGTACCACATCCAGCAGGGTCAAATGGTGATTGATATTCAACATAAGCAGTACCAGCAGTATTATTAGAAAAGAATGGGATAATTAATACTGATTTAATATTAGCTATACCATTAGTAATTAAACTATTAATATTTTGAGCAGATGCTTGATTTAGAATTTGATATTGATAAACATCAGTATATTTAATTTGTTTAACAGGGTTTGAAAGATATGCTTGTTCAAATACAGGATTGAAAGTATATGCAGGTACATATAGATAAATTGATTTAGCTAGAGTTCCTGTAGAAACAGCAGCATTAGAAGAAATATTATTGTCTAAACAAGTAGAACCCACTGATAAATTATAATTAAATGTACCAGCATTACCACTAGCCATCCATGCACTACCTGTAGCGATACTTGGGACTAATATAGGTAATACACCTCCAACAGGGACTGTTGATGTATAAGCACTAATTAAACCAGCAGTAGTATTACCAGTCATGGTAACGCTAGCAGAAGAATTGTTTAAATTCATTGTGAGTTTCATAAATACACCTTTTAATAATGGAACCATATTAAAGAATGAGTGTAAATGACGTAAATATACAGTTCCCATAACACTAATTTGTAGCACACCATTCACAGTTGAAGATGCGTATTGTTGTTTGGAAATATAAGATTTCCATACTTGTTGACATGATGCAGCAGTAATACCTACAGTTCCATAAGCAGTAAGTGATACAAGAGTTCCACCATTTAAAGGGTCATATGAAATCCATTTAGTTCTAGCAGTTAAACCCTCATTTCCACCTTCATTATTTACAACATTATATTGATTATAATCATTAATAGAGAATGATGATGTTATAGTAGGACCAAATGCATTATCATTATTACATACATTTAATCCTCTAACTGATGCTACACCTTGCCATGACCAAGAACCACTTGTATCTGGATAAAATCCAATAGTAGGACCAATACTTGTTATTTCTTGATATGATAAAGATGTTAATAGTTTAAAAATATTCCACATATTAATAAACGGGGTTTGTTGAACTATAGTTGTTCCATTATAGTCTAAAGTAAAAGAATGGATTACAGAACCAAACCAATTTTTTAGACCAATAGCATAATCACCAATAGGATATGAACCAGCAGCAGTTAATGGTGTAAGAACTGTTAATAACATAGGGATTGCGAGATATGCCTCTCTATAACTCATATATTTATTAGAGTTAGATAATTGAGATGTATCAATTACACATTGATTATTTTGATAATTTTGATTTTGATTATCAAGGATATTAATCCAATCCTTTCTTACAAAAACATTAGGGGTTCCTTCAACTTCTTGAGATAAGTCATAAACTAATTTATCACACATATTGTTATATAAAGAATATATAATATATTCTTTAAATAGTATTTTTTGTTTTAAAAATCAATAGTAATATTTTTACGCTTTGTAGTCTTTTTAGGTTCTATATTTAATTTTGATAGCTTTTGACTAATTCTATCACTTAATCCTTTACCAGTTGTTAATTTAGATTGTTTTCTTTCAACTACACCGTTATAAGGATTACGTCCAGTAATTAATTCATAATCTTCAATTGAATTGTAAGACGATTGTCCTCCAATTCCATTATCAAGTAAAACCCCTCCAATACCCTTCCCTACAACATTGGATGTTAGTGTTTTAAATTTAGCATTAGTAAATGGTAGCATTATATGCTTTGTTTTATTCATAATATAAAACAGTATATTGTTATTACTTTATATTTAAATTGATTTTTTTATTAATTTTCTTTATTTAAAAGTTTTTTTTCATCATATAATACTTTCTTAAACGATATAAGTTTTGATATAATACTATCAATGATAATTAGCTTTCTTTGTTTGATTTTTTCATCATCTTTATTCTTTATATCATTGAATAATTTCTGTCTATCATTATTCATATCATCTAACAAATTATTTAATTTATGTTCATTAAGTCCAATATCATTATTCATATTTATAAATTAGAATAGTTATATATCTTTATATTATTTTTATCATATTTATATTATTTCATTAGAATGAAGATTTAGACATAGCTTATGAAAAAATACTATTTACTTTTTATAATTTTCTTCTAATAATGAAAAGTAAATTATAAAGAAAAGTTTTGAAATATAAAAGTATTTTTTCATAAGCTATGTCTAAATATCTATTCCTATAACTTTTTATTTGGTTCCTAAATATGCTTCATCTTTATCTCTAATTGTAAGTATGATAGTCATAGTTGGGTCATTTAATGTTATAGGATACAAATTAGTTCCTAATATATTAAGTTGTAATTGATTATACGTTCCATCTATCATCTTATTCCACATAAAGTTAGGTGGTCTTTCAATTATTAATGCACCAATTGCTACTGATGGTGATATAGAATATATAATTGATGAAGGTTGAGAATAAGGATTATTGATATTTGATAAACTAAAAATGATGGATGAATTAGGTTGAATATTAGGATACGAATTTGATAAATATGATATAGTATTTGAACTATTGATTGTTGCGTAATATGTAGCCGCAGAAGGTGTAGGAAACACAGTTCCACCACCAATATTAGCATTTGACGAAAATATCACATTATTGATAGGTATATAACCAATATAATTATTAAAATAATTAGGTATTGAAACAATAGGATTTCTTGCAGTTGTAGCCCAACCAACAAAATTTGAAGGTGTAGTTGCTCCAGTAGGAGCAGATGTAGGTAAATAATATGTATTAAGTTGAACAGCATATCTATTTGGATTTATAAGAAACTCAAATGGATAATAATTAACATTACCAATTGTATAATATGTTCCATTTTGGATACAATTGAATTGTATTAAGTTGTTAATATCAGCCATTTGATATAAACCATCAGGTATTACAATAGTATAAACTGTAGTATTATTATATGTATATGATAAAGT